GTCCTCGATGTCCATAGTATCCGCAATCCAGATCCCTTTCCATGTATGATCTGAGGGTGCATAGATCTGCTGGACATCCTCGGAGCCTGTCCCTTTTCCGATGAGGGCATGAACTTTACTATCCTCATTATACTGTTGTGTTATTTTGGCTATGTTCTCCTCCGGAAGGACAAACTCACTTTCCACCGGATCATCCAGGGCATCAAAATAGGTGTAGTCCTTGCCACGGCGGAATCTCGGATTTAGATTATAGAACTCAGCAAAATCTATCAGGATATCTAAAATCCTGGTAAAGTTAAGCTGAGTATTGCCAGTTAAAACGGTGCTCCCTAGATCGATGGTGCCCATCCTAACGCCAGTGTCATAGGCATTCTCTGCAAACATGCAATACCGCGGACCGAATCCCACGTTATAACTTGCATTATCTAGCCGGACCCATAAATCAGAGGCGTCAGAATAGCAGGATATAGCGGTGGCCTGGAGAGCCGCATAGGTGCTCTGGCGGGGCAGGAGTTTGCCCTCTGCATAGATATTGGCAGTGCCTATCCTGCTGGCCGTGCCCAGCCCGGAGAGCTTATAGATCCAGTCCGCCCCCTCTGCCCACCAGTCATAGGCAGGTGTCCCAGTGGTCAGGACGTTGCCGTAATATGGAATGAGGGAATTGGCCATAAAGAGCATTCCCACGTTTCCGGTGACGCCATAGCTGTCTGCCGTCTGGCTAGGTGCATCGCTCTGGAAGACATGGGCAAGCCGCCTGGCGGATGCCTGATAGGAGAATCGGCCAGTAAAGCGCCTGAGAAGAAGATGCTCCTCGCCCTTGCATACCAGCTCTCTGGTATTGATATTCTTGATCCTGGGCGAAGTTACATAGCCCCTGAACAAAACATCATTGCCTTCCGTTGCCACCACATGAGCCCAGCGCTGGATGGGTATCTTGCGGCTGCATTTAATCGAGAAATCCGCCGCCTTGCTGGCATCGGCATATTCTCGGAGATCCCAGGAGTCAGCTTCTATCTCTATTGGATCCTTTTCTGCATTTGTGACTAGGATTTCCATTTATTAGACTCCAACAAGATACTTTTTCTGAGGCTTCCCGCTCTGCTCATCTTCTTCTTTCTTTTTGCTCCAGGGCTCGCCTTTGTCGGCTTTGTGCTCATGCTTTGCCATGACTCCCTCCGAAAAATTAATATCCTGATCCTGCCAGTTTAGGATCATGCGATCAGCGATTTTGGCAATTCTCTTCCTGCTGCCTCTATGCTCTGGCTACCTGCTCCCAGGATGCACCGATCAGGCCGCCATTGAAGAGCTGAGGGCCTTAATCGAATCCTACCAATTCCGCTATCAGCCAAAGCTAGATTATTTTGATTGTGCTGATATGAGCACAGCAAACTGGCGGCTCCTGAAAGCAGCTGGCTATGATCCAAAGATTGCCCTCCGGAAAGAGGGGCCAAATAACAGCCATTGCTATGCTATCTGCCCGCTTGGTAATGGATGGGCTGGAATAGAGACCGAAAAGCAGAACCTCACCCATCGAACCGGCGTTATTATCACCGATCTGGAGATGTGGACTGTGATGGACTCCCCGGAGGAAGTCTACCAATTCGACCGGCGAGGCCCGCCAGTAATCCAGGGCGAGGTCCTGGAGTATGTACCTAGAGCCCCCGTCTTGCCGCCGCTATTTGCTCAGTGATCTCTGCCACAATCTCTCGATTTCTCTGCTCCAGTAGGGCCTCTATGTCACCACTGCCGCCATAAATCGGGCTGTTGATGGTGATATTAATGCCGCCGCCGCCCGATGCGGCCCGCGCCATCTTTTCGGCAGGTATGACATACTCGGGGCCGCTCTCTCCTACTACGGCAAGCGTTGGCCGATCCACATAGCCGCCTCGGGCCATGAAGATGGGGGGTAGCATGTAATCTCCTAAGTATCCATTGCCCCCTCCACCGCCGCCCCCTCCGCCAGAGCTGCCAGTGTAGACCTCATTTACATAGATTGTCTTATAGACCGGCTGACTTGCCGCTGAGTTTATGGCGGCAATTGCGGACATCGCCTGAGATGAGTCGATTACCAATGGTTTGGTGGCCGTCTGCTTGGCGGTGGAATCGATCTCGGATAAGCTGGCCGTTGCTTTGCTGCTATCGATATCGAGCGGTTTTTGAACATCCTTCTTGGCGGTCCCCTCAAATTCAGTCAGAGCCGAAGTTGCCTTGCTGGTATCGAGAGTCACAGATACCGGGATGCTCTGAGGCGCGGCAGCACTTCCCAGAGCCTTGCCGCCCACTGCCTGGACGGCCATGGCTGCCTCATTGGCGGCAGAAACCACCGTATTCTTCCAGTCGAGATAAGCCTGGCCGCCAGCTCCGATATAAGATGGATTAAAGAGGTTCTCCTGCTGCTCCTGCCAGGCCCCAAAGTCGGACATAACGCAAGCTTCGCAGTCCTCGATAGCTTTCTGGAGCTGGTTGTAGCCCACTGTTGCGGCTTGCGTTGCCTTGACAGTATCCTGGAGAGCGGCGTTTGATTTAGCAGCCGCCTCTGGAAACATCGATTTCATGAGGTTATATAATTCCTCAGTCGATGCCCCGGACTTGACCGCCTCAATAAATTCCTTGATGAGGTTTAAGCCCGCCTCTTTTCCGATCTCTGGGGCCTTTTCCAGTAATAAATTGAGCATGGGCTCCATGCCTTCAATTAGGTCCCGCTCATCTGCCGTCAGGACGGCATCTGAGAACGAGCCTGTGATCGTCTGCCCCATCTCTTCGCCTTGTTGCTGGCAAAAGAGCTTCATATCAGCTATCTGAGGCATGATAGCTGCTTCAAAATCCGCCGCCAACCTGGCCGCCTGGGCAGGATCAATCAGCTCATTGGTTAGGCCCTTGAGCGCCTCTGAGACCGCATTAAATTTGCTGGCATCCGGGTGAGCAAAGGCATCCAGGATTACATTAATGGCCGCTTTAGCGTCCTGGCTGCCACTCTGGCTGATTTTATCGAAGTTATCAGAGATGATCTGAGCGGTTGAATCCCCGAAGTTTGCCCAGATTTCTTCATTCTGAGTCTTGAAACTCGCCTGTTCCTCACTGGTATATAGGTTCACAGGGGTGGCCCTGAGGCGCTGCTGCAGTTCTATCTTTTCTGCTTCGGCTGCATTGCCCATCAGCCGGTAATATGCCGCCGCGCCCTCCTCTGGCGCTGGCAGGCCTGTTATGGCCTGGAACGCTGCTGCAGCATCACCGCCAAACGATTGCCCAAGCAGAGTGTCACCGGAGAATAGGCTCCAGTAATTTCCGCTGCCGCCTTCGGACAGGTGCATACGGAGAGATTTCCCGGCATATTCAAAGGCTCTGTCAAAAGTCTCATTGAGCGCGGTGCTTTGGCTATTCATCATAGCCAAGATGTCCAGGTCTTTCATCCCGGCTTCTAGGTAGGGAATGAACTCTTTAGAGACGGATTTAGCCAAATCTCTGCCAGCGTCCCCGGCCCCTACCAGCGCCTCCGGGCTGCTCAGGGCATCGCCAGGAGCCTCCTTGAGATCGTCGGATTCGGCTATACCCTCTGCCACTTTATCGGCAATATCTTGGCCGGCTGCTTCCGCCGCTCCGGTATCGACTCCCAGGAGATCGTTGACCCATCGATTGAGGCCAGAATCTACTCCTATCGCGTCGTTGACCGCATCTCCCGCGCTGTCAAATGTGTCATAGATCGCTTTCCCAAAATCAGTGACTGCAGTTACCCCATAGGTGAACAGCTTAATTCCCTCAGTCACTGCCGGAAGCAAGACAGATCCCAGGGCGATCTGGGCCTCCTCTACTGCCGAGGACAGCTCTCCCATAGCACCCTCATAGGTGTCGGTCATGGTGGCTGCCATCTCTGTGGCCTTTTGGGTGTCAGTGATGGCAGTCTCCAACTCACCCAGAGAGCTGGCATGGGCCGCCAGGTAAGTGGCCGCCGAGACATTTTCCCGACCAAATATCTGCAGGGCTTGAGTGGCAGTCATGCCCTTCTCATTGAGAAGCGACATGGCCTCCGCGACCCCTACCGTGGCCGGGTTGATCTGTTCTGCAGATATGCCGAGTTCCGCCAGGGCCTCCGCCGCAGGCCCGCTCTGAGACGCCAGGCCGGCCAGGATGCCCCGTAGGGCAGTGCCGCCCTCTGCGCCCTTGATGCCTGCATTGGAGAGGCTGCCCAAGGCCGCCGTGGTGGACTCCAGAGACATCCCGAAGGCTGAGGCAGTGCTGCCTACTTCCTTGAGTCCGCCGCCCAGCTGGGAGATATTGGTGTTGGTCTCTGCCGCTCCGGCTGCCAGGACATTGGCCACTCTGCCCGAGTCGGTGGCCTCTAGGTTGAATTGCGATATGGTGTTGGTCATCATATCGCCCGCGGAGGCCAGATCCATGCCTCCGGCTGCGGCCATAGTGAGGGTATCCTTCAGGCCGGCTGTGGCCTGCTGGGAGTCCCAGCCGGCGCCGGCCATGTAGCTCAGTGCTTCGGCTGCCTGGCTGGCTGAGAACTGAGTGCTGGCTCCAGCCTCCCGGGCCGCGTTGCTCATGGCCTGCAGCTCTGCTCCAGAGCTGCCCATGATGGCCGCTACTCCGGCCATCTGCTGCTGGAAGCCTGCCGCCGTGGTGACAGAAGAGGAGAGGGCCGAGCCTACGACGGCAATCCCTGCTCCTGCTGCTATGCCTGCCGGGCCGATGGCAGACAGAGCACTGCCTACAGGGCCCATCGAGGAGGCGATGCCGCTCATGGAGTCCCGGAGGCCTGCGCCCAGGTTACTCTTGAAGCTGCCTTCGATGCCAGATACGGCATTGGTTGCTTCGTTGCGGGCCTGCCCGAGGGCGGTCTTGAGGCCGGAGATGTCTCCGTCTATTTGAGCTGTAATCCTACCTGCATCGGCTGGCATTGTTGAACAATCCTCAAAAAATCATTGCCAGGAGTCGTATCTGGCTTTGTATTCGGCTGTTGATGTCTCAGGTTTTGGGGTGTCGGTGGGCCGTAGATAGAATTGGTCGAAGCCTTCCAGCTTGCCATTCCAGGCCATGCCAAACGCCAGCCCGGAGCAGTAGCCCGCAAAAGCCGCCGTCTCCTGCTTAAATTCATGCTCCAGGGTATGGTGCTCTTGCAGGAGCATGAGCTGGCCAGGGGTCAGCCGGTCAAACTGATCCGGCATCAGCCCCAGAATTACATAAGCTACGTAGTGGCAAGTTCGCCAGAAGTCTTGCTCTTCTTCTTCTGGCTCTCGAGCTGTGCCCTGTAGCTTGCCGTCAGCTTCTCCAGCTTCTCGATCTTTGCCTTGAGATTGTTCTCTTCGTCTATCTCTAAGGTCGCAATACCAGAAGGGCTCGCCTGCTCCAGGAAGGCCCGATAGACTGCCCGGCCCAGGGCCTCCAGGCTGTTGTCAGGCTGCTTTTTGAGATAGCCATCTATGGCCATCGCTGCCTCAGATGGCTGGTCGTCTTTTTCCTGCCAGGATAAGCCAGTGGCAGCCCCTACAGCCACCTCCAAGATGTCCGCCTGGAGGCCATAGGAGGCCAGTATAGTTTTTGCGGTATGCTCGGAGGCGTTCGCTGTGCCATTTCGCCTCATAAGCACTTTGGCGGCGCCTTCAAACTTCTTGATCGCTGAAAATGTCCACTGCAATTCCCTGATTATGTCCATTTCAATTTGTGTCATCTTAATTTTCTCCCTTGAAGATTACTATGGAGGGAGGGGCTCAAGCACCCTGCCGGATGCCATCACAGCCCCGCCCTCATCTATTCCATATAGAGCGCACCCGCACCCTTGATAGTTACTGTCTGCTTTTGGGCATCGTTTGGATTAGCCAGGATATTCTCCATGCTGGTGATTGCTCCCCACCCGATGCAGAACGGCGTGGTGGAATAGACGCTGTAGAACTTCCACAGGTACTTCTGGGCCAGAGCTACCAGAGGGATAGATCCATCATAGAAGAAGGCCCCGGCAGACATCTCCCAGCTCCGAGAGCTGAGGATCGAGCTACCCCATCCAGAATCGTCTACTGAAGACGTATCAATCTCTTTGCCGTCTATCTTCAGCTTGCCGTCGAATAACCCTGTCACCTTCTGGAAGGCCAACAGTGATCTCCGCACCCCATCGGCGGTGATTGTGTGGCCGTCCATCGATGCGGCAAATGTGACCTTCCCTTCAAGACGGCTCACAGTGAAGCCACTTGAGACTGCACCACCATCTGATTTTATGGTCAGAGTCTCATCCTCATCCCAGTAGCGGCTTCCTGCTGCGGCCTGGTAGGTGAGATGATCGCCGGAGTCCACCAGCGACAGGCCGGTGAAAGCTACACCATCTGCAGCGGTGGCCTCGGACATCGCCCCAGTCACGCCTGCCCCGGTGCTTCCTGGCGGGAGCCTGGCCTCAAAGAGGGCGAAAGATGGGGCATCGGCATTCACTGCGGCCACAATCTGAGCTGCGGTGCTGGTAGCTACTCCAGAGCCATTGGTGGCGCTGTTGATGGTCAGCTTGGGAGCAGCCGCAGAGACGGATAGAGGTGTATTATTGCCTGAAACAACGATCTCCACTTTGTTGGTGGCGTGGTTCTTGGAGACAAAACAGATATCCCGATTAGAGCCGAGAGCGGGCGTCACCACATACTCCTCCGGCTCATCCCTGAAGAGAGCGGCGGATAGGCCGCTCACGGCTGAAGTCATGAGTCAGCCTCAGGGTATAGCGGCCAGAGCGCCCCGGCCCTTCAGAGTCCAATCGGCCTTCTGCTGAGTATTCGGTCCGGCCAAAGTCAAGCTGCCAGACTGGACACCACAAGCACCCTCCCAACCCTCAGGAGAAGAGGTGGCAGTGCCGGACTGCAGGATGTAGGCATATAGCTCACTGCCTTCTATGAGGGCGGCAATGATCAGAGCATAGGCAGCATCAGTCATGATTAGGTTGTTGCTGGCGCTGATCTCCCAGGATCTCGCCCCGGTGATGGAGCTGCCCCACCCTTCATCATCTACGTTGGATGTATCGATATCCTTTCCATCGATCCTCAGTTTCAAGTCGGAGAGTTCTCCGAGCTTGACCATTGAGGCCGGCGTGTCTGCGGTGTAGATCCACAGGGAGCCGGTCATTCCGCTGACCGCTTGAGTCATTTCTTATACCTCGAAGTATTGCTTTATTACCGCAAATTGCGGTTTATAATAACCTGCGAAAACTATTATTAGAAAAAATTGGAATTGATTAAAAACTACTCATCCCGAATACTGAGATGTCCGATAGGAATTGTTACGACCAATTCTTTTAGGTGCCCAGGTGCACTCTTGATATCGTATTTCGTTGTGATCATCGATATATCGAGATTGCCCAGCGTGATCTTTTCGCCGCCCGATTTCTTCCGGATAATCTCTACATCAATCGGTCCATTCCCCTGTATCACTGTTATTGCCATTCTTATGCTCCTTTCATGATCTCAAAGTTCTGATAGAAGATAGTTCTACCATTGGCGTCCTTCTCCAGCTTACATGGTATCCCGCGCGCCTGGACAAGGATGTATTTGTGGCCATTCCATGTCTGATCGTGCTGGGCATGGAGCGCCGTATCCACCGCCTCCGCTTTAGTTTGGGCTGCCGTGTAAGTAGCTGCCCGGACCTCTACATGGAGATCTGGATATTGCAGATCGGTGAGGGTGTCTTTGCCCCGCCCAGGCCTGGCATATAGGACTATGCAGGCATCTGGAGAGCTGGGCATCTCTGCCAGGAATATGGTCCTGGTGGCCACAGTGCCCGGATAGACTCCCGCCCCTGCAGTATTCAGCTGGACGGCTACATCTTCAAGCAAAGACATATTATCAAGTCCTGAAATTAGACAGATACAAAGATGCCAGAGCAATGGCCACTATGGCCCATTCCCGGAGGGTCAGAAAAGCCAGCCTCTCCCCGTCCTCTCGGATGGCGCAAGATGTTAATTGTTCCACCTTGGAGCCGATGCCTTTTAGGCTGTCCTTGATTTCAGGCAGGCTGGCAGCACATATCTCAAGTGCCGATACCTTACCCCAAAGCTGGCTTATGTCCTCATCATGGCGCTTGCAGGAGTCCTCCAGGACGGCCACCCTGGCATGAATATCATTCCCTTCAGCCATAGCACCTCATCTTAAATCCTTCTCCCGGCATATCTCACTCCCCAGTCCTTGGCAGTCATCAATCCGGGCAGCAGGAGAGGCCAGGGGGCGAGATCTGCCCTCATTGGCTCGCCCTCGCCTCTTGAAGCTCTTCCCGTGCCTTGAAGTAGCTGCTATAGGCATCCTTCAGCATCAGCATGAAGCCAGCCAAGACGACACCAGAGATGAAGTCCGGAACTGGCTTCTCGATGGCAGCCATGATCATGACCACAAAAACGATGAATATCACCGAGCCAAGCATGGCCAAGGTGAGTTTGAATCGAGTGCTTATTTCATCCATGCCACTCCTCCGCCCAGCCTTCTGTGATCAGTCTATCTGCCCGCTCATCTGTCAATAGATGGCCATGCACCATATCACCTACCGTATAGATCGCTCCGGCCAGTAGCTTCTGGCCAAAGAAGGGGTAGGATTGCAGGATACATATCTGTCTCATCTACATCCCCGGCTTCCAGGCCCCATAGCTGCCGCCGTCGCCTGCTCCCACCTTCTTGAATGCAGGGGTCAGGAATACTGACGGATCAGTGCCGGAGAGCTCAATTACCTCGATGCCAGTCTTGCCGAGCGCCTGGCTCCCTAGATCCATGCTATGCACGCCGGATAGGTCGAGCGCAATGCTCTGGTTGCTGCCTATCTGGGCCGCTCTGGGATCATCCGGGCCTTTGGCGTCTCCGACATAGTTATCAGCCAGTGCATAGCCCGCCGTGATGAGGAAGGCCAACAGAACTATTGATATCGATTTCATGTAATGCCTCTCGATTTTCTCATGATCGCTAAAACAACGAATGGGTTAGTCTTATACTTCCGAACCCATGCCTTGGGCTTCAGCTGCCTACCATTGGCATCAGTGAACAGGAATTGATCTTCGCCATATGTGTTCAACACGGCCCGGATGGCTGCATTATTGGGGGTGGCTGAGACAATGATGTCATCCGCCTGAATGGCTGCTGTCTTGACGCCTCTCTTGACCTCATCGCCCCGGAGCACGTCCCAGGACTTGACGAGACGGAGGACATTGACCTTAGGGGGCAGGAGCGCCCCGGTTGGCAGGTACTTTTCCTTCCCATTCCAGGGCACGCATCCCTCCAGCCAATCCTTCTCGCCGTCTCCCCCTCTCTGAAATGGCATCTCAGATCCCCCCCATTGGTCCTATGCCGGTCTCTGGATCGACTGCAATAGCCGTGCGCCTGTCGAAAGCTTCAGTCTCATTCAACAGGCCAAAGCCATTCTTGACCTGCTGCCCGGATAGCTGCAGGGTTGTATCAAGGCTGAAATTCCCGGAGCCGTCCAGCTCTCGGAGCTTCAAGGCCCGCGCCTTGCCTGCATAGCTGATGTCTATGTCCTCCGAGAACTGCCCGGCACTGCCCTGGATGGAAGTCAAAACGGAAGCATCGGTGTAGACTGTCTCTGTGATTTGCACCAGACTATCATTTGAGACCTCGGTGATAATCTCCTCCGTCACTTCGATGGTGCTCTCCCGCTGGAGGTCAGCCGTGCCCCTGAAATCCGAGGCGTCTCGGACCCTCAGGGTATATTCAGGTGTCCGGGCCACAAAGGCGGCAGCCTGCTCGGCCAGGAGCCCCTGGAAAACTGAGGAGTTCTTGCTGTCCGCCAGATCGACCTGCAGGTATAACTCGCTCGGGCCTGTAGCGCTGGCAGAGAGCTTATGGTCCGGGCCATCTGACCAACTGGATACCGTACCTGTGCCGGTGTAGTTGCCTGCCAGATGGACATCAGCACACCCTATGGCGGTGAGTAATATGATTATCATCCCCCACATCAGAGGGCTTATTTTTTCGGAAAGAATCATATAAAACCACTTATAATTGAAATGAGGGATGAGCGGATTTAATCCGCTCCAGGGCCTCCATAGCCCCCTACTCCGTCCATCTCGGACTTTTGTACTTGCATATCCCCGGCCCGCTCTGCCACAGATACGGCGGCATCGATCTGAGCGCACCAGTAGGCCCGCATCTCCTTCAGGTTCTTTTTGCAGTGGTCCAGGTCCTCATTGGTCCAGCCGCTGGGTTTAGCTGCAGATACTCCGTTGCCCAGGACGGCTATGGTCCGGCCAACAGAGGCTCCCAGCTCCCGGAGTCCTGCCTCCAGGAGAGAGTCAATAGTCCTGATCGTCACATTCTCCAGCTTTCCAGATCGGAAGGCCTCCGGCTCATTAGGTCGTGCCATTTTAAAATCTCCGTGCTATATTAGCACTATTATTTTTTCCTGATAATCGCCCGGCTTCTATATGGTGCCTGGTTCAGCTCTGCCAGCCTGCTTTCAAAAATAGATTTTACCCAGAGGATACTGGCCCTATCCCACTCCGGGCCTCTCACCATGCTGCTCCAGTCAATATCTGTAGGCTTTATCATCCCCATATCCTCTTTAGCGCTGCTGCTATATCCTCATGATATTTGCTTTCTGCCTCCAGCAAGGGCCCCCGGAGGTAATTAGGCCCGGTCCCGGCGTGGCTGGGGGTGTAATTCTGGCTCTCATGCATCACCACGGCATAAGGAGTATTGAAAGAGATTTCTGCCCCATTCTCCAGCTCTGTGACCGTGGCAGAATTGCGGAGAGGGCCATCCT